CAACCTGATCCACAACCTGATCCACAGCCAGATCCACAGCCAGATCCTGATCCTGACCCTGATCCACAGCCAGATCCTGATCCTGATCCTGATATAGAATCTATTATTCGAGGATTGTTTTCTGATTACTTAGGCCAACTTGATACAGAGTTTTCAACCCAAATACAACAATCTATAAATGACGCAATTTCTAACCTTAACATACCTGAAGGCGCTACTACAGAAGAAGTAAGACAGTTAATTGAAGAAGCTGTTAGTAACATACCAAACCTATCAGACGATGATGTACGTTCTATTGTAGACAGCTTTGGTTTTTCTACTTCTACTGAAGTACAGACTGGGTTTGATAACCTTAACAATAGATTAGACGACGCGTTAAATGGCATTGCTACGCAGTTTACCGATCAAGAAGCAGCCTTTTTAGAAAGTGTTACAGGAATAGAAGCATCAATACTTCAGCAGTTAGCTACTACAGAAGGTGCTTTAAGTGACGAGCTTACTAGTCTAGGGTTTAATTTAGATACCTTTAGAACAGACGTGTCTGGTCGTTTTGATGAGTTTGAAGACACCTTTGCTGCTTTTCAGACAGACGTAAGCAGTCAATTTAGCGATCTTAACGACAGGTTTGATGATGCTATTAACGGTATTGCTACACAGTTTAGCGACCAAGAAGCAGAGTTCCTAGCCAGCATTACTGGTCTTGAGGCATCGTTAATACAGTCACTAGCATCTGTAGAAGGTGGTCTTAGTGCTGAACTAGAAATGCTTGGCACTGATATTATATCTTTGCAGCAAGATGTAGCAGGTAGGTTTGATGAGTTTGAAGAAATTTTTACAGGTTTTCAATCAGATGTAGCAGGACAGTTTGGACTAGCAGCTGATGAACGTAGGGAATTACAAGAAGCATTAATTGCTGCTAATGGTGACATTACTCAGTTAAGTCTTAACATGCAGCAACAGTTTGAATCATTTGGTGGAACAGTTAATGAGTTGTTTGCTGGTGTTGGTGTTAACATTGAGGCGCTACAAGCAGGACAAATAACGCAGCAAGAAGCTTTAGAAACTTACCAACAATACACTACAGAACAGTTTGCAGCAGCCGCTGACGAACGTCTAACCCTAGCAGAAGAACTAATTAATGTTAACGGTCAGGTAACTGCTCTTAGTGCAGACAGTCAACTTCGATTTGAAGAACTAGGTCTGTCTCTTTTTGATTTGCAAAATGAATTTAATGTTAACTTTACTGCTTTGCAGGAAGGACAAATAGATAGGGATGAAGCGTTTGGACAGTTTAGAGATAACATCACTAACAGACTAGATTTAGCAGAGGACGAGCGCGAAACAATACTTACTCGTTTAGAAGAGTCTGAGATACTTTATGGCGAACAACAACAAGAGCTACAAGAACAAATTCAAGCCGGTAATATAATATCTGCTTTATCTGCTGGTGGTATGTTTGCGGCTCCTGCTGCTGCTAAACAAGTACCATTTAAAGATTACTTAGAAACATTTACTTACGCGCCTACAGTAAAACCTCTTCAAGTTACAACACCACAAGCAACGCCAGTACCTCAAATAGATTACAACCAAGAAGCTTTAAGACTTGCATTAGGTAAAGCACCTACACGTAAAAAGGGAATGTTAGCATGACGTATCTTAATTTAATGAACAGTGTGCTACGTAGGTTACGTGAAGAAGAAACTACGTCAGTCACTAGTAATACTTACAACAAGATGGTAGGCGACTTTATTAATGACGCTAAGAAATTAGTAGAAGAGGCAACTGATTGGTCTGCTTTACGTGAGACTATTATTGTTCCTGCTACTGCATCTAACAATACTTATGCACTGACTGGCTGTAGTAACGATGTAAAAGTTATGTCTGTTATTAATGATACTAGTAATTTCTTTATGCATTATCAAACTAAAGACTGGTTTAATGAACAGATATATATTGTTAATACACCAGAAAGTACACCAAGATATTACACGTATGATGGCCTTGATGCCAACGGCGATACGCAAGTATTAGTAGGTCCAACTCCTGATGGTTCGTACAGTTTACGTTTTAATGTAGTTAAACGACAACCAGACTTAAGTGCTAATACTGATGTATTACTTATACCTTCACAGCCTGTTATTCACTATTCAGTAGCTTTGTTAACTCGTGAACGTGGTGAAACAGGTGGCACTTCTACTGGTGAATACTTTAGTATTGCTGATAAGTATTTGTCTGATGCTATTGCAATAGACGCGGCAAAGCACCCAGAAGAGATGATCTTTAGGACTATCTGATATGGCTCAAGAACTAAAGAGTATTAATCTTGTAGCACCAGCGTTTAAGGGAATCAATACCGAAGACTCTCCGCTGGCTCAAGATCCGTCGTTTGCAGAAATTGCAGACAACGCCGTGATTGATAAACGTGGTCGTATTGCGGCACGTAAAGGTCATAGCGTTATTACAACTAATAAAACAGAACTAGGCTCTGGGATAATTAGAGCTATAAAAGAATTTGATAGAAGTGTAGGTAGTAATGTAATTTTATCTGTAGGTAACAACAAGATATTTACAGGCACTACTACACTTACAGACGCTACACCCGGCGGTTATACAATCACTGCTGACAACTGGAAGATTGTTAACTTTAACGACAAAGCTTATTTATTTCAAGCTTCTCAAGCACCTTTGGTGTACGACGGTACTTCTGTAGTACGTCTAGACTCAGTTGCTGGTGCAGCTGGTGTTGTACAAGGTAACGAAGTGCTGTCAGCTTTTGGTCGTCTTTGGGTAACAGGAGTAAGTAGTAATCCTTCTATTATTTACTGGTCAGACCTCCTTATAGGTCACGACTACTCAGGCGGTACTAGTGGTTCTATTGACATATCTAAAGTATGGCCCGATGGTTATGACGAGATTGTTGCACTAGCGGCACACAACGGTTTATTAATTATATTCGGTAAGCATAGTATTGTTACGTATTCTGGTGCAGAGGCTCCTGCAACAATGGCTTTAGCTGACACAGTAGCTGGTGTGGGTTGTGTAAATAGAGATACTGTACAGTATACCGGTACTGATGTATTGTTTTTAGCACATACAGGTCTTAAAAGCTTTGGCCGAACAGTACAAGAAAAGTCACTTCCTATTAGTAGTTTGTCAGGAAACATTAGCAAAGACATAATTGCTTCGTTGCAGAATGAAACACAGTTTTTTAGATCCATATACAGTCCAGAAGAAGGTTTCTATCTGTTGACGTTTACAAGTCAAGACATGACGTATTGTTTTGATGTACGAGGTACGTTAGAAAATGGATCATACCGTGTTACTCGTTGGCCATCTACTACTTTTGCATCGTTTACACGGTTAAATGACGGTACATTATACATAGGAACTAGTAACGGTATTAGTACTTATACAGGTTATAGCGATAACAATGTTAGTTACAGGTTTAAGTATTACAGCCCAAGCCTAACCTTTGGTGATAGCTCAAGAGTCAAGATTCTTAAGAAGCTTAAGCCTACGTTGGTTGGTGCAAACGATGCAACAGTATTTATGAAGTGGGCGTATGACTTTGATACTACATACGCTACAGCAGAGTTTACAGTAGGTACTCAGATTACAGGTTTTTACGGTTTAAGTGAGTATACAACAGTAGAGTTTACAGCTGGTCAATTAACTAACCAACGTAGTCTAAATACAACAGGGTACGGAACAAGTGTGCAGGTGGGTCTAGAGTCAGAAATAAATGGCTTTGCTTTATCACTGCAAGAAATTAATGTAATGGCTTTAATAGGAAAGCTACTTTAATCAGGAGTAAGACATGGGACCGTTTCCAACAGTACAACCACCAGTTGAAGAAGAAAGCACAAGCGGCTTCTTTGACTTTTTAGGAGGTCTTACAGACTTCTTAGGAAATAATACATCCGTTTTGCCCGGTGTTCTTGGCGGTCTACTTACGGGTGAGGCTTACGGTCGCCTTAGTGACGTAGGAAAAGAAGCTAGGATGGGTGCTGATGAGTTAGCACAACGTCAGTTAGAGATGTCACAGTTTAAACCCTTTACTGTTACTACTGCTACTGGTTCTGGCTTTGGTTCTATGATGGGTGCTGATGGTGGTCTTCAGACTACAATGACATTATCTCCTGAAGAACAAGCGTTACAGCAACAGCTGTTTGGTGGCGCTGGTGATTTCTTTGGTCAGGCCACTCAACCTACAGCAGAACGTGAACAAGAAATATTCCAACGTATGCGTACTGCTATGTCTCCTGAAGAGCAACGTCAACGTCTTGAGCAAGAACAAAGAATGGCTGCTCAAGGGCGTTTAGGAGTACGTACAGCGCAGTTTGGTGGCACACCTGAACAGTTAGCATTAGCTAAGGCACAAGAAGAAGCACGTAATTCAGCTATGTTAGGTGCTATGCAACAAGCACGACAAGAACAAATGCAACAAGCTGCTTTAGGTCAGCAGTTCCTTGGTGCAGGATATATGCCACAACAACAATTAGTTGCTGGTTTGCAGCCGGGTCTTACACAACAACAACTTGAGCAGCAGTCTCGTCAGTTTGGTTCAGGTATGTTTGGTGAAGCTACTATGTCTGGTCTTGAAGCAATGCTTAGTTCAGAAATGGCAAGAGCTAACTTGCTGGGTGGTGTTGGTGCTAACTTGTTGTCTGGCGCTGTGACTCCTAAACCAGCGTTTGGTATGAGTGACCTGTTAGGTTTATTAGGAAAGGGGTAAATCATGGCTAAGTTTTCACAAACATTTTTACAAGGTCTGCTCCAACCTTCGTATCAGCAAGGACTGTTTACTGCCGCAGAAAAAGCAGGACAGTTACCGGGGCAGCTACAACAACAAAAAGTACAACAGCAACAGATGCAAGCATTACGTTCTATGACTCCTGAACAACGTGCTCAGTTTGCTATGCAGACAGCTCAAACACCTCAGCAAATTAATGCTGCTCAACAACAGTTAACTGTTGCTCAACAAGCATCAGCGGAAAAAGCAAAAAAGGAAGCTGTTGCACAACTAAATACAAAGTATCAAGAGTATATACAAGAAACAGATCCTGACCGAATTAATAAACTTGAGCAAGAGATACGAGGTTTAGCTACTGCGGCAGGTCGTGATGTTACTGCTGTAGAAAATCAATTACAAGCTGTTCGTAGTCGTAAGGCAACAGAATCTACTAAAGAACAGTTTGAAACATTTTTTAACAAGTATGTACCAGAAGATAAAAAGGAAGAATATCGTGGTCTTACTCAGGCGCAGATTATAAAACAACTCGATGATGATGCTGACGTAGAAGAAGCAAGAAACTGGGCTAATTGGTTAAATAAAAATACTATAGCTGACGGTAACAGACAACAAGCTATTGATCTTGCCGTAAAAGCATTTGGTAGTAAAGCGGCGTCAGAGGTAGCTAGAGCAGAAGCTAATCAGTTGTCTAAAACTAAAGAAGCTAAGGCAGAACGTAAGCGTACTTTATTAGTTACTTATCAAGGTAGTCAAGAAAATATTGGAACGTTTACCCTTGGTTCTGCTGCTACTAAAAAACCTACTAAGTTAGAAATTTACCTAGATAAAGATGGTAACGTACCTGAACGTATTCTTAACATGTTAAAGGATACTGCAACATCTGCAATAGGTCAAGATTTTGATTACACATGGCCCCCTGAAGTTCCTGAAATAGTTACACCGCCACCACCGCCACCACCTCCTACAGGTACAGTTCCTACTCTTAATCAATTAATGGGTGGTTAATAATGGTACAACTTGCTGTTAAAGAAGACACTAAGCAAACACCTACAGTAGAAAAATTATTAGAGAAATACGGTAATACGCCTATTGATCAAATACCTGTAGATGATCTGTTAGTGATCTTTGGAGATACCCCTACTAATG